TTGCTTACATAGTCATAGTCAAATCCAAGCTCTATTAAATCGTCAAATACCGCCATGTCAGTTCACCGCATTGGTATAGGCAAAAGCCCAATCTTGCCACTTATTAAACCCAATTGGGCTAGGTACGCCGTAATTAGAAAATAGTGCAATTGAACAAACAGATAGCGCAAAATCTTGCCACTTTTCTTCAGGCACTGGCCACATAAGTTGTTGTGCCTCATATTGTTCGGCAATCAGCGCCGTCCAATATGACCACTCCATATTCCTCGGGTCGTATATCTGCGTCATGGCGTATAGCCCCTAACGTCGCCGGCGTCGACAGATAAGAGAATCCTACCCATCTGATAGTTACCATCAATAATGTTGGATTCAAATTGTAAACGAATTTCTCGACGTTGTTCACGCATATCAATCTTTGTCGTTGTTGTATCAAACGTATAGGGTCCGGTCGTGATATCAGGTGCCTGCGCATAGGGACGACCAATTACATAGCAATTCATATCATTGGTTTGCACAAAATCGGGCTCCACGCGTTCTAAGTGCGTCCAAAAATTATCACCAATAGGTGTTTCTTGCGCCGGATTGCCTGTAACCAATGATAGATCATGCGTTGTAAAAGAAGATTCTATTGCAGATATCGTCGACCCATCAATAACGTTAACACCTAATTCATGTTGCCATAAATTTACATACCCACTACCAATGTCTTCAGTCCCTCCGGCAACAGGAAATCGAAATACATTTGAAAAATACCCCGACGAGCGTTGCGCACCTATGGCTTGTCCGGCATCGTACCAAGTTTTCTCACGGACGTTGTAAATAATCGCGTCCGTACATTCCATTGCAGCACCTCGTGGGTAAAACCACCAAATTTCGCCAAAACGTGGTACTTTACAAGCCCAAACTTTTTGTCTATACGTATAATTTAAGTTATCAAAAAACCAGTTTTGGTTCATATCATTTGGGATTTCTTGAACCACGCCGTTATACATCAAAAAGCGATCTACGCCACACCAGTAATAAATACCATCATACTCGATCACAGATGAGGACGAGAGAATGGACGACTGGCTGGTAATAATGTCATACCGCCAAAACTGTGGAGGGCTTCCAGTGCCCCCTAGATAGGACACGCGAATAAGTGAGTCTAAAGACCAGAATAACCCGGATGGCGCATTGGTACCACCGCGGACCGGAAGGCCCTTAACGATCTTCCCCGTGGCAACGTTAGTCTCATTGGCATCTGCGCCATTCCAATCCAATGGATTACCTGCAGAGTTATTCTTAATTAATCCCGCATTGCCATAAACAAAAATGTAAGGATGAAGGGCAACAACACCGCCAGAAACTTGAATAAGATCACCCGTTGGATTAGTGCCTGAAACGTCACGCAGTGCAGTTAGAACCGTTCCATTAATAGCACCATATAATACAGAAGTATTAACAGTTGAGTCAATTTGCGCTAAGTTTTGCCCCGGATGAACTAAAAGTTGATTAACAGCTCCACCTGAATCGTATGAAGTGTCAAATTGATAAAGATTATTAGCATTTGCCGAGAAAACAGAGCTAATCGTTGCAACATTAATTGAAAACCCGGAGCCTGTGCCACCAAGGTTTGTTGCGCTGGCCGATAAGACATTCCCAACGGTATAACCCGTCCCGCTTTGCGTATAAGCGGTTGTTATTGTGGCCACAGGAACCGAAAAACCTGATCCCGTGCCGCCAATATTGACTGTAGCGGCCGATAAGACATCTCCTGGGGTGTATCCGGACCCTAAATTTGTCAAAGCCACTGCAGTCACCGAACCTGCAGCCACTGTAATCGTGGCCAAAGCGCCTGATCCAAGGCCTCCAGTAAGCGCAACGTTGGTATAGGTGCCGGCAGTGTATAAAGTACCGCCTGTAATTGACCCAAGCGTCGCAATCGGCCCAAGCGTCGTAATTGTGACTGTTGATACCGCGCCAGCAGCGATCGTGATGTTGCAGTAAAGAGCAGTTCCGGTTCCACCCGTCATTTGAACACCATTATACGTGCCATTGGTATACGAAGAACCACCGACTAATGTATTAAGCGTTACTACGGGACCGGTGAAAGTAAAGTTAGATACACCTGAGCCTAAGCCAGAATTATTGACCCCGATGACTTGAAGACCCGACGCATATGAAGAAAAAATATTATTAATACCGTTGTTAGAATCGACAAACATGCCACGAGTTGGGCCATTAATTTGTTTTGTAATAACGCGGTAGCCTGCTATTTTACGAGGTCTTCCCCGTTGAAATCGCACCCATACACCATCCGAATATTGATCACCATCAAGTATGGTGCCATCACGACGAATACCTGGTTGTGTATTAATAGTAATGACTTTGGTTGTCATGGGAATGTACCACCAGAAATACCCGAAACAACTGTTAGACCGCCAGAGCCAAGCCTCATCTCACTTGTTCCATTAATTGAAAAGCCAAGATCACCAGCAGCAAAATACAAACCCGTTGTAACATCACCGCTAAAGTTTAACGAAGGCGCAGCTGCAGAGCCATTGATCAAGGTAATTGCACTACCGCCTGTAATCACGGTCGATGCGTTTAAGACATTTGTTGCATCGCAAATCAAAATCGCTTGCGTTGATGGATTAAGCGTTGCAGATGAACTACCTCCAATTCCCGTCGTAAACGTAACCGTACTACCCGTAGAGCCATTAAGAATATAGTATACTTGTACGACGGCAGGAATATTAATAGTTACTGGTGTTGTTAATGTGCCTGTAAGTGAAATAACAGTGTTTTGCGCTTGTGAAGGTGTAAGTGTATAAGGTGATCCTGCAGAGGTAATCGGGTATGCTAAAACAGAAAAGGCAAAAGTTGTTGATCTACCAAGACCTACAGTAAAAAAAGCAGAACCTGAACATATAATAAATGCAGAATCAGAAATTTGCATTGTCAAATTTGCAGCGCCATTGATAAGCTGACCACTTGATGGAGAAATAGTTAGCGCGCCTGACCCGCCATTTCTAACCATCATAAACCAGTCATTACCAAGCGTTGTAGCAATAGGTAAAGTAATGGTTCCTACGCCACCTGTCCATACGTAATTTTTAGCACGATCGGTAGTCGCAGCTGTAAATGATGAGCCTGTCGTTGCAACTGGGTGTGACTGATTTAAAGTCGAAGATATAGCTTTTAAGCCATATCCTGCAAGAGTTGTAGCGTCGGCAGAAGACGTTCCCGCGCCAAATTCAACATTAGCCCAAGTACCATAATCCGTACTATTATTTGTTAGATAAATGTACTTAGCAATGCCAGGATTAATTGTAATGATTGTGCCATTACCATCAAACGTTTTAACTATTAGTTGCACACCGCCTGTATTTTTTATTAACGCATCTTGTCCTACTGACACTTGACTAGCAGGTGGCATCCATAATTCATAACTAGTACTGGTGGTAGAAACATTCATAATTCGAGCAGCCGGCGTATCAGTGCTCAAATTACCATTAACGGGCCATACAAGTTGTATGGTGCCTGTTTGTGATGTTAATGCAATTTGCTCATACGAAACATCCGTTGGCTGCACAACATCACCTGTAAAAGGGCTTACATAGCTCATAGTTAACTATCCACGGCAATGGCTTGACGGTCTGCAATTCGAAGCTTATCTTCATTCATTAACGCTGCCATAATGTCATTATACTGTTGCTGCCACATGGCTATGCGAGGATCATTTTTTAAGAAAGGCATTGCTTGCAGCAATGAACCATATAATAAAGCCTGCGGCGCGTATTCTGTAAACCAATTAGTCTGGTTAGTTGCATCGAGCGGCTGAACGCGTTCATAATATAGCACCTCAAATGCGTAGGCTTGATCAGGTGTAGGAGCAATAAACCAATGCTGATAATCATAATCGGCGTAATACAAAGGTTGATCTGTTTCGGTTTGATCAGGCCAATAACTTCTTAAGTATTCATATTTCCTAAGCAAAATGGGTTGACGATCTGAACCGTTTGTTAGATTAAATGACACAGTTTTACGCCATCGAGCAGGCTTAGCAATAACAGGATTTGCAATAGGCATTGCACTAGTTGATACAGTTAAATTGCCAAGCGCTTTAAGCTGCGAGGCAATAATCTGTTCAGCCAACATAATGAAAGTAGGAATCTTATTAACCGTTGCCGTGTCGGTACGCTCCAAATAAGATTGGATGTCCGCGGCAAGTGATGTATACGTCATGACAACAGCAGGCATGGTGTCTATCCTTTTTTGCGTGCCATGGCCATATTATCAACTAAATTAGGATATGGTCGCCCTGCGGCTTTAGCCCTTGCTTTTGCTGCCGCTTTTTTCTGCGGCGACAAAGACTTTGGTTTACCTAATGACTTGGGTCGCTGTTTTTCCCAAACAGGCTTAGATGTTGCCATTGTAAACCTCCAGTTGTAAATAAAACATAGTTATTGCATCAACGCAGCTTCTACGGCACGGCGGCGAGTAAGTCCAGGAAGTACACGACCGGCAGCTTTATTCCACAATAGACACTGATTGGCTGCACCAGACCAATCACCCGCATCAACCCGCTTCTTGAATATAGAAACCCGATAGTTCCCTAAGCCGCAATTGTACGCCCAGCTTGTGACTGCAGCAATGCGTCTCGGGGAGGCATTTGAAAATGTTGGACTAAGTTTGCAGACACCTGCATAAAAGTATTCAATGTGATGGTTTAAAGCATCCTCACACTGCTTCATTGTCCAAATGGTACCCGGCTGGATGTCAGGGCCAGTAGACCCATAGCCTATGGTCCAAGGATGTCCTTTGGTTCCGGGGTCG